AACTTAACCGCAACTTAACCGCAACTTAACCGCAACTTAACCGCAACTTAACCGCAACTTAACCGCAACTTAACCGCAACTTAACCGCAACTTAACCGCAACTTAACCGCAACTTAACCGCAAACAATATAAGGTCTTAGGCTAAATCGACCACCAGATGAAAATGGATATGCGACTAAAATCCCGTCTGTGATATGAATCAGACCATTGCTTCTCTGTAGATCAGGACGTATAATCTTAACATTTTCGTTAAGAAGAATACTATTATCCTCACATACTTCAGCTAGAATTTGAGAATTTACTGATTTATCGATGCGTGTTCTTAGATATTGCGCACGAGTGCTCTTAATCATAGATTCCGTCACCTTTTTGGCGAGTGTATTGTATAATATTAACTCACGCGCTGTATAGTAATCTATATTCTTGAATACATTAGGATCAATATCAGCTAGACTTTTATCCGATGCAACTAATATTGTTGAATTATAATTCGTATCTGCCAATTTTCCTTCAAGTTTTGCTTTAACAACTAAATTGTAAAAGATAGAAAAATCTTTGTTGTTTTGAAGAAAGCCAAGAACCGATTGAGAGTTAGTCTCGACTTTTGGTACATTATGTACACTTCTTAGATCAGGTATAAGATATGTATATTGATAATCATATACTTCCGTCGTACCTTGTAAAGAAACCATTATTATTTATTACAATTAATTTTTTTTTGTTTTTTATTAATTTTTATTATATTCCAATCTCTTGCCAATAATTTCATTCTATATGGATTACCCTTGTATTTTCCTTTATTTGCGATAAGAAATTTAGTATAGTTTGTATGATGACGTTTAGGGTCGTTTTCTCGTGCTTGTTGAAGACATTCACGATATACCTTTTCCGATCTTGTTATATGTTGTGTCATTTTATTATATATATATTATTTTCTGATTGTTTTTCCAAATAATCGTGAGATATTCAACTTCTCAATATCTCTCTGGACAAAATTACGAGTCGCTGTCACTCCTCTCGATGTAATATCTACTGGCGTATCTAATTCTAACATCTCATCCCGTTTTAAATTAGAGATTGTAGTATCATCTATCTTATTTTCTTCTGGAGCACTCGTTAATATATCACCTATCTCTACAGAATTCTTTATTATTTTTTTCTCCGTTTCTTCCGGTATTGCTAAACTACCTTCTTGGATTTCATCAATACCAACTATATCTTTCTCGATTTCATCTTGTCGTTCAGGCCGTTTCCAAAATACTCTTGGTATAGTAACTGGAGATTTCTCTTTTGGTTTATAAACACTCACAAAGACAGCGATACCTAATGAAGCCATTACTAGAAATACTAACACAGAGAATATTATAATTTTTACATATTTTTCCATAGTTTAAAATTATAATATTCTACTTTAAACTACTTTTTCCGCCGTTTAGAATTATCATAATCATAATTCAAACAATCTGCTAAACGTTGAACATTAAGTATATTTGGACGTTCATCCATAATTACCGTTTGACTCCCATCCAATCCATCATCTCCATACTGAAACTGTATAATATCCCCCTTCATATTTCTCACCGTTCCATCATATTTAACTTGCATATCCTCTCCTAATTTTACCATTCGTCGTTGAATATATCCCGACTGCGCAGTCTTCATTGCCGTATCAGTCACACCTTCTCGCCCCGTTACAGCATGAAACCAAAACTCTCGCGGATTTAACCCGTGTATAAATGAATTCTTGATAAATCCTCTTGATTCATATTCCGTCTCTTTATCAATCTTTGTATCAATGGGATAATGTGGTAATGATCTTTTATTTTGATTTAGAGTATAGGGAATTCGTTCCCCCGAGAAATTCTGTTGCCCCAATAATCCTGTAATCTGCGCAATATTAAAAAAATCCCCTTTCGATCCAGATGTTACCGTCGCAATAAAACTATTATCCAGCGCTAATGCTTCCTTTGCAAGTCGCATTCCATTATCACGCGCTTTATTAAGGGCGGCATTCACCTTCATTTCTCGTATTTTAGGATTAGATGTGGTTTCTTCGACGCCTTTTGCTTCGATAAAGCATCTGTTAATCACATTATTAATTTCCTGAGTTTTGGTAGCGATACAGTCTGCGATTCCGACGCTAAATCCGTTCCAGCACAACCATTCATTGACTAGAAACTGTATATTATTTACAAATACAAGTGTCTCATCGGGTCCATATTCTTTATGAATGATAGTAATTAGATTTGCACATATTGTTTTATTAATCACACCTTCATATAATACACCACCATAAATTTTTACAATGGGTTCGTCGCGATTGGCTTTATTCTTGTATTCATACAATAAATTATTGGGAAGAATAAGAGAAAATAATCCCTTTCCATGAAATGCTCTTGATTTTCCAGTCTTTAATTTAAATATCTTTCTTATCTTTTGTATTTTCTTTAGTATATGTTGGACTGACCAATCTCCGGAATTTGCAATGTGATAGAATTTTTCCCGTGTTAGTGGCTTTGTTTCTGGAACAGTCATAAGATAAACTCCCAATAGTGTATCTTGAACAATTGTAATATTAGGACGACTTGATTGGGTTGACATAATATTATGTCGAACGTGAGATAAATTTCGTAGTTCTGCTTCTGCGTCTGGATTAGATGGAACGTGTAGATTCATTTCATCTCCATCATAATCCGCATTAAATGTTTTGGTTACAGCAAGATTCGTTCTTATTGTCTTACCTGGTCGTATTTTTATAGTAAATGCCAACATACTACCTTTATGAAGCGTTGGTTGTCGATTCAGCATTACAATATCCCCTTCTTTTAATTTTCTTTCGACAATATCTCCTATATTAAGTCGGATATGCTTCTTTTCGGAATACACTACATCCCCCATTACTTCACCATTCCGTATGAGTGTATCAGTAGATTTAATAGTATATCGATAGTTTTGCGAATCGATTACAGTTTCTTTGTTATCAGAATGACGGATAACATCGCCATATAATAATTCAGTTCCTTTTCTAAACATTGCATATTTAAGATTAATATGAGCATCATGACGGTTTATAAAATTGGCTCCCCCATTATTCACTAAATCAGTAAGATACTCGATATTGATGGTATTAACACGAGTCGGAACAGTGAGATTAGATGCTATTTCTTGTGGTATTGCAATTTCATCGAGACGGAGAGTTGGATCTGGACCAATAACAGTTCTTGCAGATTTATTGACACGTTTACCCATTAAATTCATTCTGATTTGACCTTCTTTACCAGATAAACGTTTTTTGATACCTTTCATTGGTCTACCATTCGAATGTTTTGATTTTTCACCACTGTTATCAAATAGACTCTTAATTCTAAACTTAAGAGTATTAATGATTTTACTACGGTCTTTTTCAGTAATTTTAGTGTTGGACTTATCGAGTTTATTGTTGGTCTTTACAATTTCAAAATACTGCCAGGTCAAGTCATCGTCACAAGTAATGTTATCTGCAATGACATAGGGTCGCGCTACAGGTGGTAATACCAATAACTCAGATATAATTAGATTTTTAGGATGGATTTTCTCTGGATCAAGACCAAGTAATTCAATATCAGAATTAGGTATATTGTCGAATATACCTTGTATTTCTTGGGGTGTAAGAAGTGTACTAAATTTCTCTGATTTTTTAGTGTAAATCATATGCAAACTTGGTTCAGATATATTAAGAGAAAATTTGGGTTGATGATTTTGACATTCAATATTGGGACATATACACTTCTCACACATTTCTACAATTCGTTTGAAACGTGCTTCTCGGACATATTTCATAATACCTTTTAGTTGAAGTTGTTCGCGATTAACAAGACATCTTGAACATTTTACACAAAAACACTTCAAAAAATGCATAACATTCTTGTAGTAGAGAGGATGTATAATCTCGTAATTAAGAGATATATGCCCGAAATGTCCAGGACATTTCTTATTGTCTTTACCACAGCTTTTACATAGTTTGTTATTATCCATCACACCCATCATCTCATCATATACAGAATTAGGTCCAATCATCTTATTGCTGTATACTCTACATACAGACATCTTTTTAATTTCATCAGAGCTAAGTACTCCAAATTCAACACGGTCAATATTCGTGATAGTATCCATTGTTGACTTTTCATCTTAAATTGTAATTTATTTCAAAATTATGAGATTTGTTATAGTCATATATAATATAACAAATCAAGATAGTGTAAATGCCGTAATACTATCTATATATTTATTCATCTCCGGCTTTTTAAGATGATCTATAAACGAATGACATTCCTCTCGACTCTTCTTCCCCCCTTTAACATCAATTAAACAATTAACAAATTTAGTTGCTGATATTTTACCTTCCCTACGAAGTATTCCATCACTCACCTTATCTTTTAAAGTTGTTTTACGCTTGGAATCATCTCCAAAAGGATCCTTTTTAAGTTGTTTAAGAAACTGTCGAGCAGTTCGATCAAGAACATGTTGTTTTGGAGATTCTTCCTCTTCATCATATATTTGTATCATATAGAAATGAGATATATCTCTAGGAATAAATGCAAAATTGGTCATATCATCTAATACATACACCTTTGCTTTAGTCACACGCTCTATACATTTTGCCCATTTTTTAAGTGTTTCAAGCGTATGTTTTAAAGGAGTTCCGTGTCTGGAAAATTTATCCGTATTGGTTGTCTCAATAAATAAGATATCCAACTTAAATTCTCGGATTACTCGAATAAAGCTATTGTAGTGACCTTTATGTGGGGGGCAATAGCAACCTGAGATTGAGCCGATATTCTTATTTTTATAATTAATTTTACTATAATCTGTACTCATTTATATTATAGAATTTTTTATAATTTCTATATTTTCTTGATTTAAATTCATAGTAAAAAATGTTTTATTGCGACGTATCTTATCCTCACTCCAATTCCACCACTTAATCTCAAGAAGAAAATCAATTACTTCCTTAGGATATCTATAAAAAATAGATTTACACTTGGAGCAATTGTAGCGAATGGACCAACAGTACTTCTTATTGTGGTGTTCTAATACAAAGTAGGATTGGAGAGGCTGGTTTCAAAAAAATATCAGAACTATTTAGAAATAGAGAAGTAGATTGGCCAGCTAATATTGATAATCCTAATTACCTTTCTCAAAATAAGAGTAAAATTATACTTATCAATTCCAAGGATAATCAGAATAACGTGTCTTTATAATTTTTGTATCTTTATCATAAATATTACAGCATTTATTGTACCTATCCAGACCATCATAGCAGTTATCTGAATTTTCACTACACCTTTCATTAAATAAATAGATATTAATATTTGATGTTCTATTAATATTAAGCCCACTTACTAATTTATTTTTACATAGCAATTGACAAGTATCGTAAAAATGCTTAGTAAATATACCATAATCATTAGTTATGTCAGTAAACCTGTTTTCGACAATAAAATCTATTAGTATTTTAAAAATGGGATTATTAGGGGGACTCGCTATAACTCCTTGGTAAATAACGTTATTTCCAAAGTCAATACAACTATAGAGATAATTTTTATTGAATATCTCTTTTAATGGTGTAATCAAATGTGTTTTGATATCTAAGTAGATACCACCAAATTTATATAATAAACAATATCTAAACAAATCAGCACGATGTGCCCCTGTTTTTAAGGAAAAATAGGCTTCTAATACTACGGGTGGATAGTTATTTTTTAAAAAAACTATACATTCATCATCATTAAAAATATAGTGATGATAATCTTTAGAATATTTGTAAATATTTTTATAAACTTTTTTGGGAATAGCAGACCTATCATAATAGGTCTGATAAACTGTATTAGGTATACTATGTTGAACGAGGGTTTTTGTGCTTGGTAAATTTAGAGTTGTTACCCCACCTTCTGGAACCCACCAAGGGTAGTATTTAGGACTTAGATTTTGTTTAGGGAGATAGCCTTTGTATCCCGCATTGAAAGGAAACCAAGGTTGTTGACATATACCGGGTTTAGGTCCAAGTTGGTAATAAGGGGGTTGTTGGGATAGATTGTCTGAGATGGTGATGGGATTGTGAATATGGCTATAAGCGGATTTAGGATCTTGTAAATCGGGTATAGAGAGTTGAGGACGAGGATTTGTCATCAAAATAGTATATTTACTAACATCGTTTTCTTTGATGTTATCAGGGGAGAACGTGCTATACTTAGATTCTACTATCATATTCTGTTCGTGATAATTACTATAGCTCATCTTTATTTTAATTTTAAAATTAAATAATTTTCTATATATCTATCATCAACTCCCTAACTTTTATCAAAGATCAGATTATATATGTCGGTTTGAGACGGATTAAAACTTACTATCATAATCGTATCTTTTATTATTACTATTTATTCCCACGTTACCAACTATTAGTTTCACCTATATTTTTAATAGTATGTTTTAAAGGAGTTCCGTGTCTGGAAAATTTATCCGTATTGGTTGTCTCAATAAATAAGATATCCAAGAAAATTTACTACTGGTAATTGAGCAAGCACTATTAATTCGCGTTGTATCATCTATGTGTGTATATGACATTTAACTAAGAAGTGGTATTTATTTATATTTCTAATTAAGAATTACAATTATATTTTAACAAATGAATGTAATTGAACCTTTACCCTTATATTTTATTGCGTATTTTCAGATGTTATCTTTCAAAACTGGCAATTGCTTGTACTCTAAATATAGTACTCTTATCCTACTTGAATTTATTATTGGTAATTATATGTGGAAGAGATTTTTCTACAATATCGGCATTCGTTCAGGAAGACCTAAATATCAGGATAAATTTGTAAAGGGAATGCCTAGTACACATATGAGTAATATGATATTCTCAAGTCTTCTAGTATTAGATACATATCCGGATAAACGTTTAACTATTATCTTATTAGGTATCAGTATAATTGTAGGATATCAACGATATAGCACGGGAATGCATAACCTACAACAGATTATCGTAGGTGCACTTATAGGATTGTTAGAGTTCTATATTATTATTTATACGAATAAAACGATGGTATAATGATGATTATTGTGAATACTATACTCAGTTTTTTAGGATGGGATACAGATATATATCATCTGGAAACCGATCGCCCCATTGTTGATTTTAACAGCATTAAGGATAGCTTAATATGTTTACAGCATACAAACGGTCCCTGTGAATTTTTGCTATGGAGTTTATATCGTTTAATTCTAAAAGAAAAAGGTTTGGATATGGGCCTTGTGTTATCAGCAAAACCAATTCCTAAACGGTTTATCGAAACCGCAAAGAGATGGTTTGACTTATTACCTATAGAGAGTGATGGACACGGTTCTCGACCAAAGAATGGAAGTATTAATCTGATAATACAGGATATTAAAACTAGAAAATTAAGTAATTGTATTATAGATCCATCAGGAGATGCGAATAGAAATATTGAATGGAAATCAGGGTATCGTTATATATGTAAAGGATTGGGGTGGACATGCCGTGTGGTAGGGTTTGATTTTGTTAAGAAACGATTGTATATCAGCGATGAAATGGATCCCGAAGAACCAGAAATCATTAAAACCCGAATGGGAATGATATGTCCATATCGTCCTCGAAATACAACACCACTACAACACCACCACGATACAGATAATATTAGTTTCTTAGATGAAAATAATATTATTACTATCATTACATTCGTATTACTAGTTATATATATTTCTAGATTAATTTAAGAATTTCTTAGACTTTGGAAACCACCACCTCCCCGCGCTGAACCCATTGTATGAATGGGAAATTCCTTTTGCTGCCATGCATTGACGTTAATCTTTCGCATCAATCGTTCCTGAAGTTCTGTTCGTTGTTGGAGTGTATCATTCGTAAATGTAGCATTGGCCAGGGAACGAACATCTTGTTGGTCCATAAATTCCTCACGTCGCATTGGACCATAGCTAGTTCCGTATTCGGTGAAATCTATCTTGTTTCTTGTAATGTAATTCGGCATGCGAATTGCATTAATGTCATCGTAATAGAATTTAGGTTGCCCTGTAAGTTTATCTACATACGTTCGATAACTTGTCCCAGAACCATAGTGCCGAGGATCATATACATTACTCGCATCTGGTCCAAGATGGAATGGCTTCACCTCCTTTTTAATATCTTTATTGATTCTAGGATCGTGTGATACAAATTTTATACTATCATCATCTCCCTTTTCACAGGTTACTGGCTCAAATTGCTGTGTAAATGAAATACCCATATTGCTACTAATAGGTTCGATTACTTCGCTTTTATAGTAGACACCTGGTTGGATAATACTGGTAAAGGTATTAGAATTGTAGTTTTTGAATGCTGGATCGAGATCAGCCTGGCCTACTGCAAGATTGTTGGGTATATTCTCTTGAGTATTGTTGGGATAATAACCCATACTATCGATAACTTCTCCGGGGAGATCGGGTCCGATATTATATTCGGGGTGTTTACAGTCGTTAGTGTTGCAATATGTACTAGTTTTGCTTGGATAACCATCTGTCTTAAAAGGGTAATAATCGGTGTAGTTTTCTACGATTTCACCTTGTTGTAGTTCGGGGGAGCTATTAGTGCATTCGCATTTTTTGTATGTGGGGAAGTTGATTTTGGAGGTTTTACATTTATTGTCGCTAGGTATATAACCAGAGCGGTAGAGTTCAACAGTACCTTCGCTATTGATTGCTTGGGGATATACAAAGTCATTGGGTTTCCAGTATTCAGAGTCGGCGATAGGGGGGACTATAATAGGGGGGACACGAGTGCGGGGGATAGCATCGCCGGCAAGTTTTTGATTATCTGAGATATAGTTGGGGTTATTGTATACATCGTCATCTAGATTGGTGTAATTACTGGATTGGCTTAGTAAATTGGTATCGTTAGTTTGCATAAATGTAGTGCGATTACCGGCATTACCAGAAAAGAAAGTGACGTTACCAAGTGATGTAGGGTATACACGTGTTGTGTATTCCATATTTTCATAGCCATTCTCGGCTGAGATGGGAAGAGGTCCAACACCGCTATTTGTAGGTCCATAATGTTCTACAACTTGAATTTTCTGATTATTCATTCTCTGTTTTATGTAATATAGAATAATAATAAATAATATTGATATTGTTAAAAATAATATATCTCCTTTGTAATTTACTATAAAAAGAACTAAGAATATTATAATGACTAATCTCGTTAAAGTATTTAATTGCTCCTCTAGAGACATTTCCTTTGTAGGTACAACAGATAAACTACAAAACAATTCCTTGATATTTTCTGTCCAAAATTTAATGTCCTTCATTATTTATTTAAAATTGAAAATTATAATTTAAATATTTTTTTATTAAATCTATTTACGATGAAGACCAAGAAAAAATTCACGTTTACAATTGAAAATATTGACCATACCAACTTAGATGAACTCTATGAATTAACTATTCAATCCAACTTTGATTCCAAACCTATACAATCTACAGATATAACTCATCTCGATGGAATTGATGATGAACGTAAGTATTTTAGTTATCTAGATGAATCAAAACGAGAAAGAAGATGTTTACTCACTATGGTAAACTTGATCGGCAATGTATTGGGAATGTCTACATCTAATGAGTGTTTTTGGTGTAGACATCCCTTCCCTTATATACCCATCGGTTGTCCTATCAAGTATTTACCAACTAAAATAAATAAAAAGTATTTCAACAAGATTACAGAAGAATATTATCTTCTTAGAGGTTATATTTCAACCAAAGATAAAGAGAAGTTAAAGAAAATGAATACAGATGATATTGTTACTGTTGAAAATACAAAATGTTTTCTTGTAGATGGGACATTTTGTAGTTTTAATTGTTGTAAAGCATTTATCAATGATAATAAAAAAAATCCTATATATAGTCGTTCCAATAACTTGTTATCCTATATGTACAAAATAATCTTTAATTGTGAGAACAAAATTAAACCCGCAGATCATTGGAGATTACTATCTAAAGTAGGGGGCTCACTTAGCATTGAACAGTTTAGAAATAATTTTTACAAGATTACACACGAAGACCTTAATAATATCATCACCGAAATCCCTAATATGAAAATTATAAGTCATCTATACGAACAACATATAAAATTCTAATTTTTTACCACTATAAACACCCCAAACACAATCACAATAACTAATACAATTATAATTATAATTAAACTCATATCTAGTTTGGATAATGATTTATTAGGTGTATCTGCATCTAGTGTATTTAATAAATCATCTAGAGAATATTTTGGAGGTTTAGCATCTTCTATTTTACTATCAACATTACTATCAACGATTTTATTGCCGGTTGTATTGCCAATATTTACATCTTTGGCAATAATTGGGGTTTTACTTACTGTAAAACTACCGAGATTATTAGGGTGATTTTTCCATGGTGTATTTCTTAGAATAGCTACATAATAGTCAGTTACTTCGTAGAAATTGACGCGACAGTTAGGTATAACACTACTTTTATCAATAATAGCAAAGATACCTTTCCCTGAATAATAATCGGTTCCAGATATATCAATACTAAGTAGACCATCATTCTGATTGCTTATATTGATAAATTCTTGATCAGGGACAAAATAGATCATAGGTTCTAATTGTTGATTGTTAGGATTCTGAACAACATCAACTCTCTGTATCTTAAATTCGCTCATTTATATTATATATAATTTAAAAAAAATTAAAACCTTTTTATTAAATATGACAATACAAACTCTTATAGAAGAAGTCACTAGGATAGATGTTGAAAGAAAAAGAATCAGAGAAAGCGATCGCCGTCTAATAGAACGAAAACGTCTTCTCGAACGACAAATTTATGATTATCTTGACAAAACAAATACACCCGGAATCCGCTACAAAGGAAAAGAATACACACTCGATATTAAAACCAACCGCAATCGTCTCAAAAAATCAGAAAAAGAACAAATAAGCAAAGACATCCTCCGCAAATACGGTATCCATAACTCTGACGATATCGTTGATGAAATACTAGACTCTCTTAAAGGCGAACAATCAACAAAACGCATCTTAAAAGTTAAATCCAACTAATCTTACCATTCCCAAGGTATATCACTATCTGAACGAATTGCTCCCTCTTCATGCCATACAATCGGAGGATCAAAGGCTAATGCTCTAGCCTTTTTCTTTCTTATTAAATTACCTACAATATGGTCAATGTGTTGTCCCGCATCCTTTTCCAAAACTTTAAGTACCTTTTTTGCACCTTCAAGAGAATAGGCATAACACCAAGTACCTCCAGGCTTTACAGGGACTGAGATTAGTTCTGTAACGAATTTACACTTTTCACAATTACCTCTTAAATCGAACTTATGTTTCACATATAATTCATCATCAATGAATTGGTTTAGAGTACTGGGATGCGGGGTTTTTTTACTCTTGTCATAACTTATACCATTAACTCCACATTTATTACCACATCCAAGATATAGTACATCCCAATTACGATCTTTTACACCCTTAATTCCATTCTTAAAATTATTTTCTAATCCTCTACTTAGTACAACATCATCTTCGCATATCAACATCCTTTTCCATCCATTCTTAACCATTGCTCGCAAGAGTATAATTGTTCCAATTGTAAGAGAGCTTGCTGGAAGTAATTCTCGTAAAGGGTATTTACTTTTATTTAGTATTTTAATATCATATGCCATCTCAAAACTATTTAGTTTTGCTAAACATGCTTTATCTCCCTCCTTTTTACAACGACCATCCACTGCAATAAATCTCTCAACATCAATCTTTCGGTTTTTAAATTGACGGCGTACTTTATCCCATCTTTCAGTCTTGTCAAATAAGTTTATTACAAATATTTTATCAAAGTATTTATTCATCTTTATATATATATAAAATATAAAATATATATATAAAATTATGAATCCAAATTTATTTAAAAATGTACATGTCTTTGATGGTGAAATTAGAAACGAATATAAACAACAACATACTTTTATTTCTACTGATTTGTGGCTAGAAATAAGTAATTTCTACTATAAACTCACACATCCAATGGCAAAGGAGAGTGTTAAGATGATTATGGTAGATCAAGAACACAACTACGATCCAACGAATGATATGGACGCATCTGATATTTTAGCTGATATTGCTATCAAAATATCAGATGAGGAGGTTGATAACTATATTCAAGAGCAAATCGCTGATATATTCCTATTAGGTCGTTGCCCCCAAGGAAGAACTACACGTCTATTTCAAATATGGAGAGCCTTATACCATAATCTAAATTAAAAATTCAGTTATTGAGAGTAGAGTGCATCTATTTCAGATTTAGATAGTCTTATGCCACATTCCATACTTTCAATAATCGCTGGAATGTATTTATAACCCTTTATAAGGCTAGCAACGACGCGGTGCCGTCCGTCAATTATCTTGTATTTACCTTGAATACACTTAAATAGTTTTATAGGAGGAAGTAAAGTATTATCATTAACTCCAGAAATAACGTGTTCAATCCGCGTAAGAACACGACCAACAATATTATAGTCATAATAAGATATTATATTAATATTATTTATATCAATATTATAACTCTCACAAGTCTTTAGCATAACTTGGTCAAAGTAAATATCCGATATATTAACAAATATAATGTCAGATATATATTTATCAGTGTTATAAGTAGCGTTATCCATAGTCTATATCTTATTATATTTCTCTAAGAATTTCAAAATTAAAAACACAATATTAAAATAAAATGACTTCCATCTTGAATATTAAGTACCTTGATATCTTTAATATATTCTTAAAAGGAAAGAAACGAGAGAAATTAGATTATATCCTTGAACCGTTGCAGGCAATGATTCAGTTATCATTCTTAGCATTCGTTCCTATAGGAAGTAAACTAAGTATAAACCATAATATACTAGCAATACAACAACCTAGTATTGTCCAGGGTGTAATCCGATATTTTAATGATGATACAAAGGATGACTTATATTACCTCTTTAATGTAATTAAGAGGTTCTTTAGTTATTATAAATTCCTAGCAGATTCTGAACATTGTCCGCTCTACCTATTACTCATAGAATTTGCAAAACAGGGATTAGAACGTTTAATAAATACTTATACATCGTCTAATAAGAATAGCGTTGTACATACTCTAAAGGTATATCGATTAATATTGGATTCCCCAGAGTTACTTAATAATTCAGATTCATTTGATATTATCAATATTGAGGATAGGAATAGTATAGATAATATATTTATCAATATCACAAAAATATATACAATAGAAGAATTTAATATCGTCTACAATCTACTATTACTATTGAAAACAAGAGATGATATCGAGTTGTTAGATGGATTAAATACCATCTTACAACCAACACACTGTAAAATCGAAAAATGGATCAACGATAATATCGCCCTATAAATTTATTTAATCCTTGATTAAATAAATGAATATAACAAATAATATTGAAAAGTGTAAACGTTATAATGAACTTTACACTCTTCCCATCAAAAATATGACCCATACAAAGCAAAAATATAATCTAAGCGTCCTACTCTTAAATATTGTATGCCACGGATTTGGAGATATTATATTCGTGTACAAACTTAGAAAATTATTAACTAAAGCATTTCCATCTATAACTTTCCATATAGCCACTCTATTCCACGATGAAATTATTAAATTTGGAGAACACCCTGGCAATGTCATTCAAATACATTCAATTAGTAAAGATCGTCAATGTAGACGATTTAGTCGGTTACAGACAGAATGTGATTATGATCTATTCTTTATTGCACCTATAGTATCCCATTTTGAGGTTAATTTTCGAGATGTAAAAGCGATGTGTCCTACTTCAAATCGCTTTAATACATTCTTCTTTTCAGAATATAATATGAGTATTAATAAGGATATCTTATTTAATACAGGTATTGGAAATCGTCGTCTAGGATTACTATTCTCAAATGAACGTGTTAAAAAATACTATATACCTACTCCATATGCTGTTTCTTATATCGCAGATAGTATTCATAACGCTAAAGGTTGCTTTCTAAATTTTGCTGAAATGATCGTACATAAATATAAACGTTATAATAACTTCTCCATTATACTACCATCTTTTATACACTTAAAGGATTCAGAAATCGACCAATTTCGCCCGTTCTACTCTAGAATCATAGTATCTGATCAGGAAAGAATTTACGCTGGATCAGGACGTGGAACACTCTATCTAAGAAAAGATGTGTATCCAGTAAGTCATAGTCTAATGATGGGATTAATTAAGTATAGTGTCAGAGATATTTTAGTTACAGGGGATCAGAGTATTACAGATGTATTATCGTGTTGTAGGGGGAAGAATATATTTTATCAGATTGCACCTTGGAAGGAGGGATTTGCCAGAAATTTAACAAAATATCTTCCTAATTCATATCTACACAAGAAATCGACGTCTTGTGGTAGTTTAAAGGCGATAAAATATAATTCTAATTATAAACAGTTTGTAAATGATAATGATTTTATAAAGAATGCAATGTGTTTATTGACTGGTATATTTAATATGGCTGAGTTGGTAAAACGAAGAGAGCATGATATTATTCGTTACCAGACGATAGTATTGACCTCTCGTTCTCTTAAGAAGATAAAGGGTTATTATCGTAAACTGGTAAATTAGGTAGTTCGGAGACAATATCATAAACCGGTAGATTCGCATTATTATCGTAAACCGGTAGATTATCATATATAATACTATATGTTTCAAAATCTCCATCTCTTGGTTGTTCGTAGTCATTAATACTATCATTATATCCTTCTTCGCTCATTTCTATATAATCGAAATTATCCTTATATTTAGTGTGATTAATACATTTTCCATTTATATAATTATTATTTAGAAAATTCCGGTTGTGTTCAATATAATTGGAGGGTGGATTTTTATTTGTTCTAGATCGTTTTTTAACGATGTATAGGGTGATAAATCCAACGACTAAAACAACCGAACCTATCGCCATTATATATACATTTCTTGATGTTATACTATTACTACTGCTCTGTTCGGGATTCGTGAAGTTAGGGGTTATTGTATTTTCTAGTAAGTTTATTGTAGATAAATTACTGATTAAACTAGTTGTATTTTCTAGTAAGTTTATTGTAGATAAATTACTGATTAAACTAGTTGTATTTTCTAGTAAGTTTATTGTAG